CACATCGGGTAGCCCATTTAGGCAGAGGCGTATGCCAAATATCGGGGCTATTGAGAGGTGGATTGCAAAAGCTGGTATTGCACGCCCGAGCAAGTTTAAGAACCGTAGAAGGTTTGCAGGAGCTATTGCTGCTGGGATATTAAAGTCGGGTATAGAGGCTGTCCCTGTTTACTCAAGCGTGTTCAATGTCAAGTTTGAAGACCAATTAGCCGACGATGTATTTGATATTGCCTCTAAGGATTGGGAGGGGGATATTGACGAGATAATTACCAAAATGGTAACACGGCTACGTGCTACTGGGTTCGATGCTCGTTACGATCCGTAGGGAGTCTAACTCCCAATTATCATAATCCGCTTTCTTGCCTGTTTTAGCGAATGCGTAACGTAGAATATTATCTTTGTTGTTGCGCACTTCTGCCTCTGTTTTAGAGGTAACAAGTGTAACGGTTAAGTGGTTGATGCCCCTACCTTTTGTTTTGTTAAATGTGATTTCGTATTCGTATAGACTCATAGTAGTGCCATAAATTCATCTAGGTTGTGTATTACTGCATATTGCCCACGCCAACTCTCTTGGAATTTCACCTCATCAGGTGTTAGCTTACGCTGACTAGGTGGCTTATCGGGGTCTTTGATTTCTATTAGGTAGTTCTTTCCTCGGTAACCTACTACGATGTCAGGGAAGCCTTTGCCGAGCATAGAGGTGACGGCAACAGAGCAGCCTATATCACGCAGTTCTTTGACGAGTTGCTGTTGATTACCGTCTGTTCTTCCTGCTCTTCTCACGATGCTTCTCTTGTATCTCTTTCAACTTATGTCTCTGCTTCATGGATAGTGGGTAGTCTTGCTCAACGATACCTGTAAGGAAGGTGCGCTGCCACTCAGTAAGGCGACCCTGCTTTAGCATAGCCTTAACCTTCTTCTTCGTCTCCTTGCACATCTTTGGCTTCTTGGGTTTGTCAAGTGGCTCCATCCATTGCCCCAACTTCCTGTCGTAGTATTTTGGCTTCCTCACAGTACAAATATAATCATTTTTAACCATAGCGTGGCTTTTATGGGTCATGTAGTCTCTGACGCACGGTAGGTAGTTGTAAAAACACTTGAACCCAAAATCACAAGACACTTCCGTGGGTCTACCTCATCTGAGGTGATAGGCTTGGCACTCAGACCATCCTACTCTTTTCGCTCATTCACTTTGGTGTTTATGACAGCCTTTCGACCATGACCCCCAAGTTGTCGCCACGACATTGCTTGGATTCGCACCAAAATGACGTTCTCGTGATAGCACCACTTATTCTATTAAGCTGGTGCGCCTGAGTTACGCTGCATTATTCTCGTTTTTTTATGTCGATCGAGGTGAAACGACACGCCACAGGCTAGTTTTGTGCAAATATAGCAAAACGCAATAATATACTCATAGCAATACACTATTTAGAATCATTCTAAATAACACAAATTACTGACTTAACGCTTATATATATGTATGGCATTGACAGTTCAGACAGATGTAAGTGGGAATGTAATCTACCCTGCTTATAACCCGATCCGCACTACGGTATCTTCGGATAACTCTACGGAGGACAACTACAAGACAATCGTTTACGTGCATCGTGACCCGTCAGGGGATGACGAATTAGCAGCAGAGTTGCGGTACGACCTTAGACCTAGCACGACTGCTATTCTTTCGGATGTATCACGCATCACGCAGAGCTTTGTTACCACCGACATCACAAACGTAATAGATGAGTCTGTGGGGTTTCAGAGCGAGACTCCCGAATACGAGACGTTTAAGTTGGCATTCCAGGAGTACTATGGGGTTATCCCGTTTGCTCAAGGGGGGCTTGCTAGTGGGACTACGTTTACGGTGAACAACGCTGCGTTCACATTCCGTGAATGGAAGTCGGATGATTGGCGTGTAGTCGCAGACGAAGCTAGTGCTATACGCAGCGACCACATTTGGATGCACGATTGGGGCAACACGCATACCACATCGACAGGGGCTACGGGATTAGAGGCTAGTTCGCTCAGTACAGACTTAAATTGGCTACCTATTCATGCGGGGCAATACGTTCCCTTGAGGTGGAGGAAATCAGACTACACAGAGGATGGTATGTATATCAACCTATATGACGAGAATTTTAACTTAAACCACCAAGACGGGATTGAGTCTGCGAGTTCACCTAGTCATTTCTGTGTGCGTTCTATGAATGTTGGCACGGATGAGTTAGATGCTACGGGAGGGTTGACTTTTACAGTAGAAACAGACGACAAGTACATGGCTATATGTTGGTACGATCCTGACGACAATGGAGGCGGTGCGACAATACGCAGGGCTAGTAACTTCTTGCTGTTTGAGATTAACCACGATCCTTGCGACAAGTATAGGCACTATGAGATATTGTGGCTAAACAGGCTAGGTGGCATCGACTCGTATGTATTTCACGGTAGGTCGTACAAGAACCACGAGTGGGAGAGCAGCCGATATATGCGCAACACAGTTAGCATTAATTCAGACGGGTCAGAGATAACCGACAACCTACACGCAATTAAGAACGGAACAGACTGGACGCGAACAAAGAGAAAATACAAGGTAAATAGCAAGATAATTCCTGCATGGATGGCTGAGGGATTTGCGGACTTATTCAGTAGCCCTATGGTGTGGTGGCGTTCTCCTTATGGGTTAATTCAGATCGTGCCACAAGGCAATATGTACGAGGAAAAGAACTCAGTAGGCGACAAAGCATTTAATATAGAGCTAGACTTTGTAATTGATACAGGAGATTTAAGGCAGAGAGGATGATAGTAATAGGCGATTACATAATAAACGCGAGTCAGGCAGAACCTGTTGTGGTGACTAAAGAGGTTGCCCCGATTGAAGAGGTGAGTGAGCGCAGTGGATTCTACTCTAAAACATTTACGATTCTAGGCGATGCGGAGTCAAATAAGGTGTTTAATCACTTGTTTGACGTAAATATCTCTGTTCAGAACGAAACAACAGCGAATTTTACCCCTGACTTTAACCCAAACCTCAAGGCAAGTTTCCAGTATTGGGTAGATGACCTAGTAACATTTGAGGGTTATTGCCGACTTGATTCTGTTAATATTGAGAATGGCAAGCACAAGTACTCATTAACAGCTTTTGGCGGGAACGGTGGGTTTTTTGATACGATAGGGGAGAAGAGATTAGAGGATTTAGACCTAGACTCTTACAATCACACATACAACAGGACTAACGTATCTAGCTCTTGGACGAACGATTACACGGATGGCTATGTGTACCCGATGATTGATTATGGGCATAAGATACAGCGAGATTATTGGGCTTGGACTGATTTTAGACCCGCAGCGTTCGTTAAGGCGGTATGGGATCAGATATTTGATGAAGCGGGATGGAGTTATGAGTCCACATTCTTGTCTACAAATCACTTTGAGAAACTAATCATCCCTAGCCCAAGTGCCTCTACTCAAATGACGAGCGTGGAGATAAATGATTTCACGTTCTTGGCTGGAAATACGCAGGCATTTTCGGTTACAAAGTATAAGAAGTCTATATTTTCTGCGCCAAATAGTGCCAGTAGGTTTGTTTTCGACGAGGACTCTGGGTCTGTATTAGCAAACTCACTACAAAATACAGACAACAACGAATGGGATACGACTAACTACGTATATACGGCAGATCAGTCTTTAGATATGCAGTTCCGCATATTCGTGGAAGCAGAGCTTGAGTACACAGGTGCGAGTAGTTATAGCAACATTGACTTCGCAATAGCTAAATGCAGGATAGTCAGGAAGCGGAATGGGCAATATGCCACAATAGACACAGTAGATTTTGGGGTATGGAATCCGATACCTAGTAAGAGGTCGGGTTTTGAATTTACGTCTGGGAATATAAGCGCAGGGTCTATATCTACTTCTACCATAACAGTCAACTTAACCACTGCCGCAGCCCACGAAATACGAACAGACGACGAGATTTACTTCATATTTGAGCAAGTCCACATATTCGACACAAGCTCTAGTGGGTATGTTTTTTTTGGTGCTGATGGAGACTGGGATTTGAATGTTTCCGCAGGGTCTTTATTTGGGAACGTGGTAGACCCGAACATGAAGGAGGGGAGAGCAGTCACTCTTATAAGATGTATGCCCGATTGGACACAAAGGCAATTCGTGAGGAATATTGCCAATATGTTTAATCTATACATGGAGCAGACAGGGGATAAGACTATCTTAATAGAGCCGAGGGATGAGGGGTATTTAACGACAGACGTAGTTGATTGGTCGGAGAAGTTGGCTATTGATAGGCAGTATGACATAATGCCTACGTCTGAACTAAACAAGAAAGAATACCTGTTCTCATTTAAAGAGGGAGAAGATACATGGAATAACACCTACCAGCAGAGTTGGCAAGAGGTTTATGGTGAGAAGCGAGTTTATGTAGACAATGATTTCCAGACTGATGTTGAGAATGTAGAATTAGACTTTGCACCAACCGTACTCAGTAATTCTAAGACATATACGATGGGCAGCAATCGCGTTATATCTGATATGTCTTTTTATAATGATGACGGCATATCGGAGATAAAAGAAGCCAACCCTAGAATATTGTATTGGGGAGGGATGATTGAGTCGAAGCCACAGTGGACGCTTACTGATAGCTTTGCGACGGGCGGGGCTACCGACACGCTTTACTCAACATATCCCTATGCTGGGCATTTGGATGACCCGATAACTCCGAGTTACGATTACATCTTCTCGTTTCCGAGGCAGATATTTTATAACCGAGCTTACGGGTCAACGGACTATCCGAGATACCCAAATAGAAACCTATACAACCTTTATTGGTGGAGATATATAAGAGAGCTAACACACAAGGACTCTCGCATATTCGAGGGGTACTTTGATCTTAGTCACCAAGATTGGGTGGACTTGTCATTTAGAAAGACGTACTTCTTCAAGGAGGCAAAATGGAGGCTAGTGAAGGTGTCTGACTACGACTTGGAGCGAGGGGGATTGACCAAGTGTAAATTTATTAAGGTCGATGCTTACATAAACCCAACATACGACAGATACCAGCTAGACACGGGGTATGGGGAGACGGATGATAACGGGGACACTCTGCCATCTATTTGGACACCCCAAGAAGGTGGTGGTAACAAGTTCCCACTAGATTATTATAAGGGCGAGGGGAACATTGTTCAAGGCAAAAATGGATTCATTTATGGGGATGCGAACATTGTAGGTACGCAGACAGACGGATTTATGCTGATGAACGCATCGGGCAATAGCGTTCAAGCACCTGGGGCTGTCTTGATAAATACTCATGGGCGGGAGGTTGTAGACTACGAAGAAGTTTGGATAAATAACATCAATCAGGAGAGGTATAACGAGGTTACTCTGGGTTATGCGTCTGTGCAGTCTATGTATGGCACTCCATTTCAGCTACTCCCGTCACTAGAGGATAATCAGTACTACGACGTAACAAGAGTCACATTAAAATACGTTCATAACGGAACGAACTATGTGACATCAGGGAGTGATATAGACTTGAAGTGTGGCGATAGCGGGCTGTTGTTAGCTACGCAGCAAGACGACCCGTTGAACTATAGTAGTGACAGGAATTACTTATTTGCGATTGCGCCAACTACGCTTACGGCTGCAAGAGATTTAGATGACAGACTAGGGCAATCTTTAGAGTTGTCGTCAAGTGGGGCAATAACGGGCAATGGAGGGGATGTGACATTTAGGATTTATTACAAGATAGTGGAGATATAATGGCAAAGCTGAAAGAATTAACCCTCAAGATGGTTATTGACAATCAAGGGAATATTGTCAAGACTCAACAGCTAGGAGAAGCGTTTGAGAAAGCGGAAGAACAAGTCCGAAATATGAATAACGAGGTCAATCGCGGGACAAACGCACTTGGCAATCAAACTCGCGCAACAAACTTAGCGGGGCAATCCGCTTTGGAGATTTCTCGTATTGCTTCGGATGCCGCATACGGTATGCGCGGTATGGCTAACAACATCGGTCAGGTCGCTACGATGACTGCCCAGCTGGCTCAACAAGCACCTGCTGGCATCGGGGCTATGGGGAGAATGTGGTTTGTTATACAACAGACTGGTGCTGCGCTCATGGGACCGATGGGTGTTATTGTTGCTATACAAGGGTTACTCTCTCTTTTTACGTTATGGGAGTCTAGGTCGCAGCAAGCCGAAAGAGCCACAGCCAAATTGGCGAAAGGGGTAAAGTCGCTAACTGACCAAATAGGCAATCAGGTTGCAGAACTGAGAAACCTAAAGGACTTATTAATAGCTACAAATACATCGGAAGAGGCTAAAATAACTATCGTAGAGAAGTTGAAAGGGGCTTTACCAGGGCTTACTGGCGAGTACAGGTATCAAGCTGAAAGCGTAGACGAGTTGATTAATACGGTGGATAAGCGTATTCGCCAAATGGAGGTGGAGACTGGGCTTATAATGGCTACACAAGATGTCCGTGAGACTATTTCTAAAAGGGATAGCTACATAAAGAGTTACAACACAATGATGGATCAGACTGTTGAAAAGACAGGATTATCTAGGGAGGCTATACAGAAGTTGGTTGATGACGGCAGAGAGTGGGCTGATTATTCCGAGAAGTATATATTCGGCAATGCAGCTAAAAGTCAGTCCATAAAGGATCTTACTAGCATGAATAAGCGCATACAGAACATGACTACCTCTATTGAGGTTCAGACTGATGCAGCTAAGAATTTACGTGCCGAGTGGGAGGGCTTCCAAGCCCCGTCAAGCGATGGTGACGACGAAGAGGTTGTAAAAAGGCGAGAACGCATTAACGAGAAGCTGCAATACTTAGACACCATTAGAGAGCAGGCGTCAAAAGACTTGGCTAAAATATTCAAAGACCGAGCGCAAGAGATGAAGGATGAGATGGCAGATTTAGGGGAAGTTGCAATAGATATAGAGATGGACTACTCCTCGATGTACGGAAATCTAGGCAGAATGGCAGTTGTTTGGGGACGTCACTTGGACGGGCTGAGTACAGGACTAGACGCAACGGGCGCAATATTGCAATCTTTCTCACAAATACAAGGGAGAGAGAATAAGAAGATGTTTGAGGTATCTAAGGCTTTTGCAATAGCTAGTATAACAATAGACACATACATGGCGGCATCTACGGCTTATAGGCAAGCATTACCACTAACAACCCCGATAGGGGCTGCGTTGGTAGCTGCTGGCGTAGTAGCACAAGGGTTGGCTAGGGTTGTAGCGGTGCAAAATCAACAATTCAGCAAAGACTCTACGCTAAGTGGATCATCTTCTACATCGACAACCACATCGCAAGAAGATCAAGCCCCAGTTACCACAACAGGGTTTAGTAATCTTTCGGGAGGGGAGAATCCAGGTTCTTCGGTAAAAGTATATGTACTCGAACATGATGTACGCACAACAAGCGACAAAGTGAATAGGACAAAGGTTCGCTCTAGGCTATAAATTAGACAAAAACAGACATCTAGCACTTATATAGGTGTATGGATAAGATTCCTGTATTCGATATTGTCTTTGACGAACACCGTAGCGGTGTGGAGACAGTAAGCCTTGTATCTAGCCCCGCAATGGAGTCAGCGTGGTTAGCATTCAACAAGGATGAGGTAGAGTTTAAATTGCAGTCAGAGGAAAAGCGACTTATTCTAGGTGCGCTACTTATCCCCGACAAATTAGTATTGCGCAAAGACCCGTCAGGAGAGCCGTTTTTCATTCGGTTCAGCAAAGAGGTTATAGAAAAGACGGTCTACAAGTATTTCCGCACACAGAAAACCAATAACACAAACGGGGAGCATCAGCAAGATTGGACATTCGACAATGTTTACATGGTAGGCTCATTTATCAAAGATGAGTCTATCGGGATGTTGCCACCTGAGAACTTGAGCGATCATCCTAACGGAACTTGGTTCGGGATGTTCCGAGTAGAGGATGACGAGGTGTGGAACAAGTACGTTAAAGAGGGTGTATTCACGGGTTTCTCTATTGAGGGAGCGTATTCACTTGCTGATAGTGGGGAGAGTTCAAGCGTGGCAATGAAGAAAGACATCTACGAAGAAATCGCGGATATGGTATTTAGCAAATTAGACACATTATAGGGGATAACACTTATACAAATAGAGATGGAAGATAAAAAGAACAAATTTATTGCTTTCCTGAAATCACTCGTTGGGGACGTTGAGGTAGAAGCCTCGGAAGAACCTACTCAGGATACCGACAATAGCGCAGAGCAAACTGACACTGTGTCTAAGTTGGTTGAGACGGTTGAAGCACTCACCAAAAAGGTTGAGAGTTTTGAGGCGAACCTTTCTACGGTAACTGCTGAACGCGACGAAGCCGTTAAAGAGGTAGAGGACATCAGAGGTCAAGCAAAAGAATTCCTTACTGCGCTCAAGGAGCTGCCAGCCGAGGACACGAAAGAAAAAGCAGGGGCAACTGTAAAAATGTCTGCTGCTGAGAGAGCAATCGCAATGGGGCAATCACTACTAAACAAAGATAAATAATGAGCTTCACGGTATCATCACTAACGGAATATGTAAATCAGGAATCGACCAACCTGATCCACCGCCTGTACTTCGAGGGAACTACTCAACAGTATGTTTCTTTTCAGCCAGGGGTAAAGCATAAAGAGGCTCTACAACTGTTTGACGTTACTGCATATCCGCAGGACGACAGTTGTACGAACACCGCCTCTGGGTCAACAACTTTCACACAAGCGGAAATCGCTGTTGTCGGCATCAAGTATTTTGACGCTCTATGTCCTATCGACTTGGAGAGCAAGTGGACTCAGAAACTTCTGAG